CGACGTACAGCGATGCAGCAGCTAGCAGACCTTACTCGAGATAGCGAGAGCTGGACTGCAGCAGAGAGGGCTACGCTAGAGAGTTGTAAAGCCGATCTACAGGTAGCTATGCACTCGGAGCTTTCTACGGCGCTAGGCATCGAGGACGCAGCAGCTAGGTACGCTGCGCTGCATGCAGTCTACTCCTATATGGGGCAGGCTAAAGAGGCTGCGCAGTACGCCAGGCTAGAGGCGGATATCGTTAACGCTCGAGAGCAGAGAGAGCATGAGAGGCAGGTAGCAGCGCTAGAGGATGTAGAGGACGTATCCGGAGCAGTGCGCACTAGCCTCGAGGCGCTACCTGCAGCCGATCTCGTAGCCCTGCGAGATGAGCTCGTAGGTATGGTAGCGAGCATGGGCGGGTAGATGAGAGAGCTACTACGAGCGCTACGAGCGCAGGTAGTATCTAGAGACGCAGATCCTCTAGCGCATATAGACCTCTTACCTCATCAGGAGAGTTTTCTACAGAGCGCGGCTACGCATCGTAAGAGGCTACTGCGTTTAGGTAACCAGTTAGGTAAAACGTACGTAGGCTGCCTCGAGGATATCTACTACGCACTAGGTAGGCATCCGTACGATCCTATGCCTCCTCTTATGCGCCAGTGGGTAATCGGTAGTACGAGGCAGCAGAGCCTATCTGCGCAGCATGCCATATGGGCGCTATGCCCTAAAGATATGGTAGCGCCAGGCCAGCGCTACGATACTGCGGAGGGGTTCGGACGGAATAACCCGTATCTGCGGCTAAAGAACGGCGCTATTATCCAGTTCGTATCGGATAGGCAGGGTACGCTATCTATGGCAGGCCATACCGTAGATCGGTGCAGATTCGACGAGCCAGTTAGACCGGAGACTTACGGAGAGGTAGCAGCTCGAGTAAGGCAGGGCGCTAACCGCATAGCGTTTACGTTAACGCCAGTGGGCAGAGACTGTACCTGGATTAGAGATATGGTAGAGGCAGGCGATCTGCATGAAGTGCACGCGCGCATGACTGCAGATACCCTAACCTACGTACGCAGTGGCTTACCTAAACGTACCAGAGAGGGCGAGATCTGCGACGCAGCATGGATAGAGCGCACTATCGCAGACTGCCTACCGTATGAGGTACCTGTACGTATTCATGGCGCATGGGATATGGCGGTAGAGGGCGCCTACTTCGCTGGCTTTAAGCCTGCAGACGTAAGCCTAGGAGGGCATTTAGTAGAGCATCCTCCTAGCGATGATATGGCGCTTTATTTAGGGTTCGACCATGGTACCGGAGTAGGTAACCAGACTGCAGTTCTAGTGGGCTTTACGCCGGACGGTACGCTATGGGTACTAGACGAGTGGCAACGTACGCAGCTCTCTACAGTCCGAGATGATGCAGAGGAGATCGTAGGCATGCTCTCTCGCATGTCTGTATCATGGCCCGATCTAGTGCAGGCCTACGGAGATATCCCTGCAGGGCAGGGACCTGCGCGCAGAGGTAACGCCGATCTAGAGAATGGGATCCGTAAGGTACTAGGCATGCGTAGCCGTAAGGCCCTTATGCCTCGCATCCGGACTACAGCCTCTAAACGGGGTAAAGGTAGTAACCCTAGGCAGGCTGCGCAGTACGCTTACCGCTGGCTGCATAGGCGCATGGCAGAAGGCCGGTTTAAGATGCTAAAGCAGTGCGAGGGCCTTACTGCGGCGCTAGGTAGATGGGATGGTAGCCCTGCATCTAGTTTCAAGCATCTTATCGATGCGTTACACTATGCCTGCAGCGGAGTTATTGCGCAGAGGCGTAAAGGGCGTAGCAGGGTACTGCGAGTACGCTAGCCGTAGGAGGATAGATGCTAGAGGTACCGCTAGGTATCGTACCGCTACCGGAGACTGCAGAGCAGGGACGCATGCAGGAGCAGAGCAGGCGCAGGCGTATCCTTACCGGTAAATGGCGCAGAGATCTAGACCATGCCATTAGGGTAGCAGTAGGTACAGATCGTGCAGACGCCTGGCGTCTACCAGACCTCTCCTCTAATCCTGCGCGCCAGTATTGCCATGCTGTATCGGAGCTCTATACTAAACCTCCTGCGATTAGTAACGAGGAGGATCCCGGCGCTGCTGCTATCGTGCAGGGAGCTCTCGAGGCAGCAGGATGGGTATCTCGTATGCAGCGCCTGCAGCCTCTTACCATCGGAGTACGTGAGGGTATCCTGCGCGTAGATATGGTAGGAGGCCTCCTGCGCCTGCGGGAGGTAGATCCTGCGTACGTAGTAGCGGAGTCTAAAGTAGTAGACGGAGGGCAGCCTGCGGTACTTACCGAGTACCGGCGCAGAGAGGATCCCCGCACTGCGCAAACGGATAGCGAGGGCAGGCCTATTCCAGGTACGGCTACCCGTACTAGCTGGGTACGAGAAACGTGGAATAGCCGTACCGGTACCCTTATCCTCGAGGATGAGACTGGCGAGGACGTTACGGCGCTGCACTACTCGGATACGGAGTACCCGTATTTAGCAGGAGATGCAGACGGTAACCTGCGCCCTATCATGCCGTATATCTACTATCATGCGCATGATACAGGTACTTTATGGGATAGTTACGAGATGTGCGAGATCTTCGAGGGTACGCTGCTAGGTGGCGTATATTGGAGTTTCTTCGGGCATAGATTACGTAACGCATCCTGGCCGCAACGATATATGGTAGGGTTACAGCCCTCTGGCATGCGTCCTAGCGTATCGTATCCTAACGGGGATGGGAGACGCGATACGATTACGGCCGATCCTGCAGTAGTGCTCTCGCTAGAGCCTATGGAGGAAAACCAGGCGCAGCCTATGATCGGAGCTTTTCCAGACGGTAGCGATCTCTCGCAGTACGTAGAAGCCGTTACTATGTACGATAGGCATACTATCGCTACTGCTAATATCTCTAAAAGCGATATCCAGCGCATGGATGGAGATCCGCGCAGTGGCTATGCTATCTCGCTATCCGCTGCAGGTAAGAGGGAGGCTAAACGCCAGTTTAAGCCCTCTTTTAGGAAAAGTGATAGACTGCTCTGCAGGACCGTAGCGCGCATGCTACGAGGCGCAGTAGAGATGGGTAAGATCGAGGATCCTAACCGATACGCAGCTCTCCCTAGCGCTGGCTATGATGTAGCCTATACGTCTATCGGGCTTACTGCAGATGAGGCTAGAGCTATCGTAGATGAGGTTAGTAAGCTCGTAGGAGCAGGCCTGCTTACCCTTGAGGAGGGCCGTAGCAAGCTAGCTAGCGCAGGCTACTTCGATGATATGGTAACCGCTGCGCCTCCGGTTATTACCGATACCGGAGCATAGGAGAGCATATGAGTAAAGAGGAGGCGCCTGCAGCAGAGGCTGCGCCGTCTGCAGAGATGGTACCGAGGGCTAGACTATCCGAGGTAATCGCAGAGCGTAACGATATGCGGACGCAGCTCGAGGCCCTGCGCGCAGAGATGGCGCCTATGCAGGAGCGCATTGATAGCCTCTCTGCATACCAGACTAAAGCAGCAGAGCTAGAGGCGCAGCTAGGTAGCGTACGAGCTCTCTCGCAGGCTGGCATCGTAGACGAGGAGGGGCAGGCCGTAGCAGGACTGCTTTACGAGCGAGTAGCAGAAAAGCCAGAGGGAGGCCTGCGCGCATGGCTGCAGGGCCTCGCAGATAGTCCCGATAGCGCTCCTACACCGCTACGTCCCTACCTAGCTAGGCCTGCAGCGCCTGCTCCTGCAGCGCCTGCTCCTGCGGCTACTGCGCCTACTCCTACTGCTACGCCGGATACTACTGCAGTAGCTCCTAGCAGCGGAGTACTCTCTACGGAGGCGCTAGCAGATGCGCGCCAGAGATTAGCTAGAGGAGATCGTAGCGCGCTAGCCGATATCAAGCGGCATTTTAGCAGGCGCATGGGTTGACATATCCTGCGCGCACTACTAGCATTACAGTAAGGCCGTAGCCGTCGCCAGGCGTTAAAGGGCGTAACAGGCCGGTTAGATACCATATCTAAACACTGATACCCCTTTATCGTTTTACGGAGTAGCTACTATGGCTCATCTATTCGCAGACGTCGCTAACGCTCGTACTCAGGAGGAGCTCTCGAGCGCCTACGGTATGCTCCTCGCAGAGGAGTCTGCAGCCCTTCTTAACGTCCTCGGACCCTCCTACGTCGGAGATATTGCCGCAGGCGCATCTAATGTGATCCGGGTTACCGACTACGATAGCGCTGCATCTAACGGCTACGCTAGCCGTACAGAAGTGCAGGCGATCTCTCCTACCGATCCTGCTCCTGCTAAAACAGAGGTTACGGTAGCTCGGTACGGGTTCGCTCGTCAGCCCTCCGATCTCGTTAAGATGACTGATAGCCATGGCGTTCTAAACCCTGTGCTTCTTGCGCAGGATATGCTTATCGGAGCTAACCAAAAACTGGTTGAGCTTATCGCAGGGCTTATGCCTAACTTTAGTGCTACTGCAGGTAGCGCTGCTGCTGCAGCCTCTGTAGATGACTTTTTTGACGCCTGCTCCGAGCTGCGCCAGGCTAATGCTAATGGGCAGCTTATTGCTATGCTGCATGCTAAGCAGTGGGGCGACCTGAGTAAGGAGCTCGCTACTACTAGCGGAGGCGCTATCCAGTTTGCCCCTGCTACGCAGGATGCGCTTATTAGTCGCGGTAGCGGCTTCCAGGGTACGCTAAACGGAGTGCAGATCTATACGTCTAACCGCGTGACTGCAGACGCCGGAGGCTACCGAGGAGGCATCTTTACTACAGATGCTATCGCATGGGCAGACGGTACCCCTGTGGTCGAGGCGCCAGAGAGCCAGGTCCTTATCGGTAAAGTCCTGTTCGAGATTGACCGTAAGCCACTCACTGCACAGACCGATTACGTCGGTAACGTCTGGCTCGGAGTCGCAGAGCGCCAGGACGGCGCCGGTATTACGTTCCTCTCCTCTACGACCTGATAAACCGTGATACGTATCCTAGGTACGCTATATGCTATCTAGGGTACGTACTACGGAGAGGCCATGACTAGAGTAAAGCTAAATACCGATACCGCTCCTGCTACCTATCAGGCGGCTAAAGGCCGCAGGGTAGCGCAGGTACTAGCAGCAGAGGAGGCGCGAGAGCAGCTACCTCGAGTATCTCCCTGCTCAGACTTTCTACTGCAGGTGCATCCTATGCGATGGGATGTAGCAGGTAAGCGCATCGTACCGGTACCCGGACGCTTTAGTCTAGTCCCTGGCGTAGATGGCGTAGATGAGGATCGTAGAGGTCGAGTAGTAGTCTCTAGCGCTATCGCTAATCGCAGAGATCGCGGCTGGACTGTGATCCCTGCAGAGTGGTACGAGGACGAGGACGGAGTAGGCTACGTGCAGGCTATCCCTGTAAAGGGAGGCGTAGCGCATGTAACGATCTGGGACAGCCTTTATCCAGGTAGCACTAAAGTACGATGCGACCTAGAGGGTATGGCCGACTGGTTCGATAAGCTTATCGCAGAAAAGAAGATCCCTGCGCCGTCTGTAGCTGCATTAGAGGATCTCGTAGATAAGCTAGAGCGAGAGCTCTCCAAGTTTCTAAACCTGCAGCGCAGGGATAGTAAATACTCTGCACTAGCAGAGGCATCCGCAGAGCGCCTCGAGGTAGCGCGCACTGCACTAGCTAACCATAACGATAGCATGCGCCCCGTGAAACGCGGTAAGCGAGTGCGTAAGACTGCGGAGTAATCATGAAGTTCCGAGGAGGAGTGCAGAGCATGCCAGAGGGGCAGCTCGGTACTGTTTTTACTAGCCATAAGCAGAAAACGGTCGTAGCTACGCTAAATACTAGCGGCGCCGTTACTACGGTTTCGGGAGCCTTTCCTGCGTTTAGCCGTCTTATCGCATGCGCAGCGCAGGTTACTACCGCAGTAGCAGGAGCAGACGCTACCGGGTTTACTCTGTCTATCGCAGGTAAAACCGTAGGCACTGGCATCGACCTTACGGTCTATCCTGCAGTAGGCGGTCATATTGCATGGAACGTAGGTACCACTGCAGCCATGGTAGCCACTACTGGCTCTGCAGGAGATGTAGTCCTTACGCTTACCGGAGGATCAGACCAGATCCCTACCGCAGGCGAGATTACTCTAGATATGGTCTACGAGGAGTTCCGTAGCTAATGCGCGCAGATGAGCTACTGCATACGGTAAGAGATACCGTACCGGATAGCCTCGAGAGAGGCCATACCAGTACGGTAGTAGCAGAGCTCTACGTTAACGGTACGCTTACCGCTCCTGATAGCGGTACAGCTACCGTCTACGATCCTGCAGGAGCGCAGGTAGCTACCGGCGCTGCTACTATTACCGATAGCGTAGCGCAGTATGCAGTAGCTATCCCTGCAGAGCAGACCCTCGGAGATATGTACCGGGTAGAGTGGGTACTTACCGTAGGCTCTACGACCTATCGCCATAGGACTAGAGCAGAGGTAGTACGCCGTAGGCTAGTTTGCCCCGTATCGGTAGTAGACCTCTACCGAGTAGCGCCGCAGCTAAACGCTAGCGGTACGGATGCTATTACCCGGTACAGCGCATCCGATCTTGCGGCGTTTATTAGAGAGGCCTGGCTATGGACTCTAGTACGCCTGCGCCAGTCCGGTAAGAGGCCCGATCTGGTATCCGGCGCAGATGCGCTGCGAGACTGCACGCTGCAGAAGGCGCTAGCCATGATCCTAGGAGCTCTCTCTATGGCAGGAGCAGAGCGCTATCAGGCGCTAGCAGAGGCGCACGATGATAAAGCCGCGCATGCGTTTAGAGTAGCGCGTCTAGAGTACGCGCCCGATGATGATGCAGCAGAGCGCCAGGATAGGCCCGTACGGCCTGCTAGCGTATGGTTTATGGGTACCTAGCATGGCTACTCCGCATGCAGTCTTAAGCGCAGTGCGCTCTACTATGGATACCGTATCGGGCCTAGTAGAGGCGCAGCAGCTCTACGATGAG